CTCCAATAATAATGATACCTAATAAAATTAGAACACCTGTTGTAATTAATAATATAACTATGTCTTTAAAATTTTTAATCATTAGCAATTCCACTTTCTAAGTGACTTATTGATCCTTGAATCCGGATCCCTTGCAGTCTTGGCTGAAGTTAATCTTTTTTTCATTCCCTTCATTCTAGCACAAAATGACTTACGTCTCTTTGCTGCTTTTGATCCTTTTTTTAATTTTGATGGTTTAGTAGTTACTGCTGTTTTTAATTTTGATCCAGGATTAGCTGCTCTATAAGATGCAACGCCTTTTCGGTTCAGGCCTCCGGACTCTGATTTACCTTCTTTTCTTTGCCATGCTGGCGATTTACTTCCTGATGCAAATTGTCTTCTAAACATATGTTTTAACGTTAGTTGGTTTAGGTCCTTTATTACCTGCTGCTCTTTTTCGTTTGACAGCAGATGCCTTTTGCCCTTTTGTCATCCGTGTGGCTTTTGCAAGTGGTACGCATTTTGGATACTTCCTCTTGCTTCCCTTTGATCTCCCGCACGGTTGATATTTCCCGTCCTTCTTTGGTGCTCCTATGTCTACCCATTTCTCCGATACCCATTTTCTTAAACCACCTTCTGCAAAATTCCTACGCACAACTAACTCTTCGTTTTCTAGTCATGCCTGCCATCAAACCACCGTTAGCAGCTTTTTTTCTACCACCTGGTTTTATTTTACCAGAGCAAACTCCTGATGCATACATGTTAGCATATGCAGAAGGATACACTTTAAATTTTCTTTTAGCAGCTGCTTTGCCTTTTGCACAAAGCTTTGCCATTATCTTTTACCCTTCATTGCCATCATCATAGGTGATGGTTTTTTTTCTTTTTTCTTTTTTTTAGAACCTAGTATTTGTTTCTTTAATGCTTCAGGTAAAGTTTGTTGTGCTTTAGTTAAAGTTGGGCCACCTTTGTTATAAAAATTTCTCATTATGAATTCTTCCCGTAAGCGTTTTTCTTAACTCCACGTTTAGCACATCCACCACCTTTGAAGTTTACTCTTCCACCTTTAGATAATTTTTGTTGTTTCTTAATATCATCATCCATTTTTCTAAATTTATTAACCTCATCACCTACAGAACCTTCAGTAGATTTAGGTCCAGTAAATTTTTTTTTAGAATCTTTTATTTCAAAAAATTCATCTGCATTTAATTTTTTATTTTTTTTATTTTTTCTTGCAAGTGCAGATTGCCCTATTGGGTTTTTATCAGGATTTTTTGTGTATGCGTATTCATTAGCCATAATTTTTCTCCGTTTTTATTTTCTTTTAATTAAATCAGTTGCTTTTAATCCGTAAACCGAAGCAATGACACCTACAAAAATTGTTTGGTACCAAAATGGAAGTTGTGAAAAATATTCGAAGAACAATTTCATTTTCTCCATAGCTGCAGGGTCATCCGAAAATACTGCCCACGCAAGTAATACTATAGGAGCCGACAATAAAAGTAAAATAAATTCGTCTTTCCAGTCAGAATTTCTAGATTCTAATAATTTACCTTGATATTCAGCTTCACCATTTGCCATTTTTTCTGCATGACGCATTTGTGCATCCGCCATCAACATTTTTGTCTTTTGACGGTTTTTAAATATGTGAGAGCCAGCTTGTGCGGCTAATTTAATAGCGCTGAACCACATATTAGTAAGCTTTTGATTTTCTTCTCTTGTCTTTTAACACTGCACCTTGACCTTGAACTTCTTCTTCAGGTCCACCAGTGCCAATTAAGTTATAAGCTCTGTCAGCAGTAGTTTTAGATCTTGGATCTATCTCAGTTTGCTGTTCACCAACCTTAACTTCTTTTATATTATCAAGTTTTTCCATTTTTTCTCCTTGGTTTACGTATTTCTAACCTTTTTTTAAGGTTTTGTCATTTTTTTTATTATTTATTCGTCACCTCTTCTCATAATTGAAATATTAGGCATCATACTACCTTGATTTTTCATCATTGAGTCAGTGCTTGGAAGAGTTTTACTTAAAATTGTCTTTTCAATTGATGTATCAGCTCTTAAATTTGCTAATTCTTCGTTCTGTTCAAGTTTTTCCTCTTGATTTGATTGATTCATCATTGCTTTCATCTTATCAAGATTCATTTTCTCTTCAGATTCTTTTGCTTTTCTGTCATTTTCCATTGCTCTAAGGTCTAGTTCTCTTGCTCTTAGTTTAGCAATAGGATCATTATCAAATTGTGAAGTAATTTTTTGTTCTTCCTTCATAAATTCTTCCATCATCTCAGCAATCAATACAGCTTTTCTAGATTCAATTTTTTCTTGTAACATTTTTGCTTGAATTTGTATCTGTTGAGCCATTTGTGGGTTCTGTTGCATAGCTTGTTGCATCTGTTGTAACTGAACTAGCTCATCTCTAAACTCAACTTCAATTTGTTCTTGAGCCATTAAACTAATATGTTCAAAAATATTTTTTTCTAATGAAGCCATTATCATTGGATTGTTTCTAGCAATGTTAGTTCCCATAAAGTTTAAGTGTGCTGTCATATGTGCTCTGTGATCTTGTCCTGGGAAAGCTTGAAACTGTTTACCACCTAATGCATCAATATGTTCTAACGCTGGATCTTTCGGTGTAGGTTGCATAGGTTTAACTAACACTTGATCAATATTTTTAATACCTAAAGCTTCATACATATTTCTATATGCAGAATACATATTATGCATTTGCGGATTAGATTGTGCCAGTTGGAGTTCAGTTTGCGCAAGTGAAATACGCTGTGTTTGTGAGAAAATGTTAGGGTCAGCAACTGGCAATATATCTACTCGATCATCAAAATCAGATTGTTTAATCATTTTTTGACCCCCAACTACATCATACGGATATTCCGGTGGTAGATATAACTTGAATACTCTAGCTAAAATTCTAAATTCATTTTTAAGAGCTGAGTAAATTCTTTTGTGAATAGCTGACATAGTTCTTGAACCACGTTCTAATAAAGCAACTGTTGTTCCAACTGCTGCTTGTTGATTGCCATCACCAACTTGTAAATCTGCAATTGATGCAAACCTTTGACCTGCTTGAACTACAATACCCATCAAACTTAATAAAGTCTGTGATGGTTCTTTAAACGGAAGCATCATAAATGAATCTCTTAAATTTCCACCAGGTGCATCTACATCTCTAAATTCACCAGGTTGAATTGATTGTGCATCATCTCTAATTCTAATACCACGCATTTTAAATCCAGCAGGTAAATTAGATAATGTCCCTGCATCTAACAATTGTCTTAATGCAGTTGTAGCAGTACGTGATAATCCACCAATCATATGAATTAAACCAAAACCATAAAAACCTAAACCAGGTAAAAATTTAAAGTGAACAAAATATTGTATCTTAGTTTTCTTAGGATCACCTATTTCATAATTTCTTCTAACAGATAAAATCTCATGAGACCCCTCTACTAAAGTTACAATGTAAGGTATTTTAATTCCTGAGGGCTCACCAGTCTCTTGATTCATATCTTCAAAACCTTCTAGATCTAAATCAACATGACACTCTAATAAAGTAAATACATCTTCGTCTCTTGTTTTTGAAACTCCTTCAAGTTCTCTTTCTTTTTTCTCAACATCAGTTTCTTTGTCTTGTGGTTTTCCCACCTCAACATCTTTGTAGAAACCTGCTACTTGTTGTTTTCTTAATTCATTTTCTGAAATTTTTACACGATGAATAATTGCTTCCGCATCATCTAATGAGGTAGCTGTGTACGGAACAATTAAATCATCTGCAGGTACAAATTTTGATACAGCCCTTTGTTCCATATCATCAAAGTACACTTTCTTAAAAGCAGAACCAGCTAATGGCAAATTAAATAACATTTGATCAAACTCAGGTTCATACTCTTTCATTTTCTCCATGATCTCGTAGTTCATGAAATCTTTAACTCTACCTGCTTGATCTGTTTTCTCAGATGTTGGTACTCCTAACACTTGAGTTCTAACTGGACCATCTGCGGGTAATAATTCTTTATAGGCTAGTGCTTGAAACTGTGTAACTGCTTCAGCTAAAACTGGATGTGTTGCACCTGATGCACCACTGAATGGTTCTGTTCTATTATCATATTTAAAACCTAATAAATCTAAACCTGTCGTATAAGTTTTTTCCCAATCTTTTCTAGATGCAGAATAATCCATATACTTACCATTTAAATCTGATGCTAATGGAGCTAATACATCATCTGGTAAAAATTCTGCTAAGTTTGCATAATGCTCGTCACCCCCTTCAGGAGATGCAGCTTGTGGGTCTAAATTAATATCAACAGATCCATCTTCGTTTTCTGAAACTTCTATATCATCAGGTGATGATAACTCTTCCTGAACTTCCTCAGTTAAAGTTTCTTGAATCTCTTCTTCACCTGGTAACTCAAGTTCTTTTCGAGGCTCGTTTGGAAGCGCTTTGTCTATATCTGCCATTATATTTTTTCTCCGTATGTTTTACTTCTTTAACAGTATTATAGGAAATATTCAAGCCCTGACTCTGGGGCCCTGATTCCGGAGGCACTGTTGTAGTTAACCTTTTAATCATTTGATGAGTTTGCTTCTCTATTTAATTCCTTCATTGCTAATTTAAAAGCTTCTCCAAAATCAAGACCTTCAGCATCCATAATTTCTATAACTTTATCCCTTATTTTTCCAGTGTCCGGAGAACCTTCATTGTAATTAACTCTACCGCCTTGATTAAACTTTTTAAAATACTCTTCTGCAAATGTATCTATATCCATACCAGTTGCATCCTTGCCTCCGGCTTTAATATACGCTTCTGTAACCATTTTATTATATGCAGTGTCACCACCATCTAGAAAACCTATTCTACCTCCATTAGCATACTTATTAAGTTCATCTTGATACTTTTCTATCTTATCTGATGCCATGATTCCGGTATCACCAAATAAAGGTTGAATTATTTTCATGTATTCTTTTTCTGAGAGCTCACCATTGTCATAAGCTTTTTTAGAAAACTCACCAACTAAATTTACATATGTTTTAGGACTGAATTGATTAGCTGCTGCTTTTGTATTCAGCATATCTAAAATTTTAGTAAATTGTTTTGGTTTAGGTTTGGGAAGAATATCAGGCATTACAGAACTCCTGCAATACCGCCTTTAGCTCTTTTTACTTTATCTTCTTCTGCTTTTTTAAGCATTTTCTTTAATTCTTCCATACTCATATTTCTTTGAGATGGTGGATAATTTTTTGCATTATATTTTCTATCCAATAATTCTTCTTTTATTTTATAGTATTCATCTTCTGCTTTAGTATCTACTAAATCCATAAAGTTGTATTTCTTCTTCATTGCATCTGGATAATCTTTTTCCATTCTGCTTAAACGTTCTGGAATTTCATCTTTGCCTGTACCGTCATTATATTTCATACGGCCACCATTCATTGCCATCTGTCTATCTTGCATGGCTTTTTTTCTTGTAAAATATTGTCTTGCATAATCGTCAAATGAACCTTGGAAACCTTCTTTGACTGCGTCTAAAAATTCTTCATATACTGTGCCTAGTTCTAATTGTAGTTCGTCTTCACTAGGTTCTGATGCCATCTTAATTGAAGGTGCACCTTTATCTAGAGATTTGATACCACCCATATCATCATAATCTTCTGGATCTGGTAAATCTAAATCTTCAGGTATCTCACCTGCTTCAATTGCTCTAAGTGCGTCTTTTAATGCTTGATCGTCTATTGCCATAATCTCTTAATAATACACTTTTGGAGTTCTTTGTAAAGGCTCATCTTCATAATCTTCTGGGTGTTGAATAAGTCCACCTTGTCTAAATCTCATAACAGCCTGGGTCATAGAATCGACCAAGTCATCATGATCTCCATAAGGAAAAGCAGCGCACTCTTCAATAACTTCTTGAGCAAATTCCATTTCAGTTGGTGCATATATACGACCTGATTCAAATAATGGAGAGACACTATTTACTCTAGTGTGTTTATCATTACCTCTTGATGGTGTAAAATTGATTACTGGAATTCCAGCTTTTCTTAACTCATATGTTAATGGTAGCCCTGATGCCTTACCCTCAATTATAACTGTTTCCGGATTCCAGTAGCCGTACTGATCTAATGCAATACGCCTTAATTCCGGGAACTCGTATCTACCCTTCAATGCATCCAGCAACATGAGACAGGGACCACTATCTTCGGTTGGGTGAAAAACTCCCCAAGTCGTAATAGCAGAATAATCGGCTGTTTCTTTTTTCATGAATGCTGTGTCATAAGATTGAATAACATGTTCTATTGGAGGAAGTTCTTTCTCCCAGGGTTGCCACCATTCTCTTTTGATTAATGCTCCTTCATCTCCAGTGGGATTTTGCATATATTGCGCATTCCATTTTGAAAGTGGAATAGAAGCTTTAACTCCCTCTAAATCTTTTATGTTCCAGTATTCAGGCCACAGGGGTTTTCCAGTTGGCATAATTGCAGGAAACTCAATTACTTCCCATTGATCTGCTTTAGGTTCTTTTTGTGCTTTTATTAATCTACCTGCAAGATCTTTTTCATTCCATCTTGTCATTACAATAATAATTGTTCCGCCAGGTTGAAGACGTTGTCTGGGTCCTGATGTATACCATTCATAAGTTCTATCCAGAGCTTGTGCGTTCATTGCATCTTGCTCAGTATGGGGATCATCAATAATTAATAGATCAGCACCACGACCTGTAATTGCAGAACCAACACCGGCAGCGTAATATTCTCCACCTTGTTGAGTTTCCCATTTACCAGCAGCCTGGCTATCTTCTTTTAATCTTGTTTGAAAAACTTCTTTATATTCTGGAGTATCCATTAAAGCTTTTGCCTTACGACCAAACCTTACAGATAATTCAGTTGTGTTAGTAGATTGGATAATTTTTAATTTAGGATTTCTACCTACCATCCATGCAGGTAATAAGTAGGATGCAAACTCAGACTTAGTATGTCTAGGTGCCATATTAATAATGACACGTTTTGTTTTACCATTTGCTATATCATTAAATTTTTTAGCTACATCTTTATGGTGTCTACCTTCTATAAAATCAGGCCAAACATGTTTAACAAAAGCCATGAAATCATTTTTAATGTCGGTTTGTTTTTTCTTATCTTTCCATTTAGCCATGTAAAGAGCTAATTGTCTTTTTATATCAGGTGGTAACTTTTCAAATTTTTTTAATTTCTCTATGTCCATAAGTGCATTTGAAAAAAAATTTTGCAAAATTTTTTCAGGTATGTTTTTAAATAAAGCAAAAGTATTTTAGCCTTACTTATTTATAAAAGCTTATATATTATACAGTATATAGAGACTCCTTTTTTTTACAAGTGATTTTAAGATACAAGAAAGTTCAAAGTTTGAATAGGTCTTGGTACCTCTATCGAGACGAGCGAGCGAAGCGAGCGAGTCGAGACGCGAAGCGGCGAGCAATCGGGGGGGGGGGGGGAGGGAGTGAGTGAGTTCGTTCTAATGCCTGCGGCATTTTGTCGCATGCGACATATTGTCGCATGTGACATTCTTTCTTATTAACTACTAGGAGGAGTAGTTCTGTTTATGCACAATCATTGCAATATCTTTTATCACTTGACGACCTATTGTCGCCCTTGATGTATTCTCCACAACATCTACAATGTGTAAATTCATCTTGTGGTTTTGAATTATCTTTTTTCATATTTCTCCTTTTTGTTAATAATCGTAGTATAGCACAATGGCAACTGTGTTGCCATTGTACATAGTGTCGCAGTTAGTCTAGTAATACCATATATGCTTCAGCATTATTTTTTCTGAAATGATCAATACCTTTTCTTACTTTGTCCCATAATTTAGAATGACCATCAAAGCCAACTTTTTTATCTTCTAATGTTGCAAGATATTCATAATAAAATATTGAATCATGAATTTTTGCTTCTTCTCTTGTTAGCATAATAGATTCTCCAGAAAATCTATTTTGTCTTTCATGTGTTTTTTGTTCTGTCATATTTCTCCTTTTTGTTAATTGTCCTAGTATAGCATAATGGCGATTAACTCGCCATTGCACATAGTGTCGCAGGTTAATCTTCTTCCTCCATATCCTCTAGATATTCTTGAACGTGGTCGTCCCACATTTCAGTTTCAAAAACATCTTGTAATAAATCATAATCATTTTCGTAATCCATATTTCTCCTTTTTGTTAATATAGAAGTATAATAGCACAATGGCGTATTAAACGCCATTGCACATAGTGTCGCACTTA